ATGGGTACTTCCCCCTTATCGCATTCAGTGTCGGGCTGTATTTCTTGCTGAAGCACCTTAATGACCCCGTGACCACGGGTGTTACAAACGTGGTGACTTGCGGTGTTGGCGTTCACAACTTACTTTTAATCCCATAAAGGCATCCAATGAGCTTCTCCCCATCAGACATGCAAAAACTTGACGAGGCTGTTGATATTGCCATCAACAACCTTGACCGACGTAAAACAGACATAGGATGGCACTTGAAAAAGGAAGTTAGCCTATCTGTCATTATCTCTGTCATTGGTGTGGCAATAGCTGGCATGACTGCCTATTCAGACCTTAAGCGTGATATTGCTCTAATCAAATCTGATGTACAAACTCTTCACGATACTGATAATGAAACCCGAGAAACGCTAAAAGAAACCGTGATGCGTTTTAATCTTACCATCGACAAGATTGATGCAAAGCTGGATCGGATCATTGAGCGTAACAGGCGTTAAGTCTAAAGGATAATTAAAGATGACAATTAAAGGCAACTATGAATCCCCTACTCTTAGCTCCACTCTTTGAACTAGGTAAAGGTCTTATCGACAGGATGTTCCCTGATCCCGCAGCTAAAGCTGCTGCGGAACTAGAACTACTCAAGATGACCCAACAAGGAGACTTGAATGTTATCCTTGAGCAACTAAAAATCAACGCTGTAGAGGCCTCTAGCGCCAGCTTATTTGTAGCTGGTTGGCGACCATTTGTAGGTTGGATCTGTGGTTTGGGTTTATTCTACGCCACGATCCTACACAACATATTGGAATGGTCTAGTGTGATCCATCAGTGGCCTTTGCCTCCTGCTGTAGATACAGACACACTCATCTATGTTCTCGGTGCTATGCTTGGTATTGGTGGTTTACGAACATTAGAAAAAATACGCGGCGTATCCGCTAAATAAAAGGAATCTTACATGAGTACTTCTGGAGTAACTTCGTGGACTCTTAATCGGGACGCAATCATTAATAGTGCATTACGGAAACTAGCCGTTTTGTCTGGAGGAAGTACTCCACAAGCATATGAGATCACCAACGCCGCAGAAGCCTTGAACGCAATGGTCAAAGGCTTTCAAGCTGATGGTATGCCAGTATGGGCTATCAAGAAGTACACCTTCACAGTTACTTCTGGCACATCGTTGTATGAAATTGGTAATGGAAAGACCTTAGCTACACCAGCACCACTCAAGGTGCTTCAAGCATACAGGAATGAGAGTACTACTAGCGTAAATATTCCGATGAATATCTACACCAGCTATAACTACAATCTCCTGCCACTTACCAACACTGCTGGTGTTCCAATTAACCTATACTACCAACCGTTTGCTACGTCTGGTCAGATCAATCTCTGGCCTACTCCGGGAAATAGTACTACAACAATCACCATCCTTTACCAACGTCCTTTTGAGGATATGGTAGCTAGCACAGATGATATTGACTTTCCTTCTTATTGGACAGAAGCAATGATCTATGGGTTGGCATGGCGTTTGGCTCCTGAGTATGGTGTTCCCACACCAGACCGTAGTACCTTGTCTAAGGAAGCTGAGTTCTTCCACCAACAGGCGCTGATGTTTGGTATGGAAGAGGGTAGTCTTTATATTTCCCCTGATTGGAGTGGTAAACATTAATGCCACACAAAGATCCAGCCGTTGCTAAGGAATATTTTAGACAGCGTTATTTACGGCAATATGATCCTGTCAAAGCTAAACAGTATTATCAAGATAATAGAGAGCGTCTTTTAAAACGTGGTAGAAAAGACCATCTTCGAGTCACCTATAATATGACTTTAGAGCAGTATGATGCCATGGTACAGGAGCAAAAAAATTGCTGTGCTATCTGTGGCTTTCCTGAGCACAGATACATGAAAAATAAAAAGATAAAACCTCTTTCTATAGACCATGATCATACTACAGGCAAAATACGTAAACTACTCTGCAATGATTGTAATGCTGCTCTGGGTTTTGCAAAAGAAGATCCAACAAGATTACAAGCTATGATTGCGTACTTGAAAGAGCACAATGGCTTATAGCAAAACCCCTTCTATTAGTACATATGATACTAAGCGTATAGGCTTGGTAGGTAACCCACAGCAACGTAGTGGTGCTACTCCCCAAAAGGATTTGCGTTTGGTAAATGTAATGGTGGAGATGTTAGGGAGTCAGTCTACAGAAGGTAAACAGTTTACTGTAAAGAGTCGTCCGGGTTTGACAGCTAGTTACACAGTCAACACTGGTGAAGCTCGTGGCTTGTATAACTGGCTCTACTCTGGAACTAACTACATCTTCTCTGTTGTTGATGATAAGGTCTATGTCAATGGCACATTGGTATTGACGTTAACAACAACTACTGGTGCCGTTGGTTTCTGTGAACACGTATCTTCTGTAGCAGCATTTACCTTGGTCCTAGTGGATGGTGTTAAGGGGTATGTCTTTACTGACTCCACAACGTACACCGAGATTACTGCTGTAGACTTCCCCACCCCCCACGTACCATTTCCTGTCTTTCTTGATGGTTATGTCTTACTAGCTAAGGCAGACACACAAGATGTTTATAACAGCAACTTGGATGATCCCTTGTTGTGGACCGCTGGTGAATATTTCTCAGCAGAGATGTATCCAGACAAGGTTGTAGCACTCACTAAAAACAACAATTATATTTATGCCGTTGGTACAAATAGTATCGAGTATTTGTATGATGCTGCTGAGGCTACGGGTAGTCCCTTGGGTAGACACCCTAGCGCCGTACAACAATTCGGTTGTGCTGCTATCGGAACTGTAGTACAGACAGACAAAGAAGTATTTATGGTCGGACAATCGGCTGCTGGTGGGCATACTGTATGGTCTATCGAAGGTTTCAAGGAGAAGGAAATCTCAATACCAGCAGTACGAAATGCCCTACTAGCTGAGGGAGCTAACTTAGTAAACGCCAAGGCATACTCCATCCGAGTAGCTAGCCAGAAGCTTTATGTGATTGTTCTTACATCTCGTACTTTGGTTTATAGCGTCGATACCCAGATGTGGCATGAGTGGGCTAGTGGAGCAACTAATGGAAGTAATTTTGTTGGAGAGTTTGCTTGTGATGGCCCTAATGGGACTCCTTATATTCTTCATAAGAATGGCACAACGATATCTAAAATGAGTGAGGATTATTTCACAGATAATGGTACTGCCTTTATGTGTGAGATTACTACGGAGAAGATGGACTTTGATACCATCAATCGTAAGTTCATGTCTCGTTTAACTCTTCTTGGAATTGTTCCTGATAGTACGGATGTGGACAATGATGTTTACATTTCGTGGTCGGATGATGATTATAAGTCATGGTCTACGCCACGGGTGTTATCCTTCAACTATGATTTCCCTGTTATGGGTCAGCTAGGTAGTTTTCGTAGACGAGCGTTCAAGATACAATATAGTCTACCACATCTATTCATGCTTGAGGGCATTGAGGTAGATATTAACAAAGGTATTCAATAATGGCAGCAGTACCTCCACCACCACCAGTTAAGTCTGAGCCGGGTTCGTTTGCTTGGATGGATTGGTATAAGAAACTATACGATTATATCACTACCACGGCTTCAATTGCATGGTCCCAAATCGACTTTGCAGCTAGTAATATCACAAGTATTGCTTCTAGGCTTCATGCAGATCTACAAGGAATTGCTGGTACAGGGGCACGGCATATATCTGTTACAGAGAATACTGAGGTAACAGCCCTACTCTCTGCTACTGGTACTGGTAACTATGTTAAAGCTACATCACCTACCTTGATCACTCCTAAACTAACGGGGTATACTGTGGGAACTCTACCAGCAGGCACAGTTGGGATGTATGCTTACGTTACGGACGCTACTGTCCCAACATTTAACGGGGCTTTAGTCGGTGGAGGTGCTGTGGTAGTACCTGTATTTTATAATGGCACTATTTGGGTATCTGTTTAAAAGGAATAAATCATGGGTGAAGATGGAGATACAAGCGGTCTAGATGGTGCTCCTGATGTAGGAACATTGGGTGGAACGCTATCTGATCAATATGGAGAAAATAGCGTTACTACTGGGGGGGATCTCTCACAGGTACAAAGTGATGCTAACAACGGTGTTAATGCTGACCCGTGGGGTTATGATTTTAATGCTGCTGGTTTCACTGAACCGGGTGCTTGGGGTCTAGGAGATCTGTTTGGATATAATGCTCCAACAGGACTTCCCACTATGGAGGGTGGTCCTTATGGTGGTAATGTTAGTGGTTATGGTTTATCAGATTTTGCTTCCTCTCCCTTTAGTAAAGCTCTACGTAGCTTAATGGGAATGACACCATTTGGTAAAGTAGCAAACATCGGTATTGATGCAATGCAGAATAAACCTGCTGCACAAATAGCAGCCAATGCTTTACCGGGAATGTATGGTACTGTTGCTAAAGCAGGATTACGTGCTGCTAACTCCTCTAATCCCGCTGCTTCTTTAGGCAGAGATGCTTTGGGATTTGGTTTAGGAACATTAGGGCAGAATGTTGGCTATAGTTTTGGTGGTCCTGTTGGTGCTCTTGCTGGTGGTATGCTCGGAAGTAAGGCAGCAGGGATGACTGGTGGGCCTGCTAGAGGTGGCTCTTCTGGTAATATGGGAGCCGGGGGTGGTGGAGATCTTTTCACATCTCTTGCCGATCTGTATGGTAATTATCGGGGATATCAAAACGCCCAACAACTACAAGATAACGCCAACACCAATAATGCTGCCCTACAAGGACAGATGGGTACTTTGGCTAATATGTACGCACCAGACAGTGCTTATGCTAAACAACTAGCTCAACAACTAGCCCGTAAAGACGCTGCCTCTGGCCGTAATAGTCAGTATGGAAACCGTGCTGTAGAACTCCAAGCTCGTCTTGCTGCCCTTGCTCCGACTGTATCTAACTCTATGGCTACCCTAGGTGGTCAGATGAATACCAACTACACCAACTCTGCGGCTGCAAATAAACAAAGCCAGATTGCCCAAGCACAGATGCTTAAACAACTCTTGGGTCTTGGAGAAGCTACGGGATTTAATTCTTGGGCTAAGGATGGTTTGTCTAATTTATTCTCAAGTAATGAGCCAGAAGCTCCTGTCTATTATGACGATCCCGGACCTCAGTGGACTTAAGGAGAAATAAATGCCAATGAATTTACCTACTTTAGCAGACCTACAAGACCTCTATGGTGCTGGTAGTGTTTCTGCTTTGAATCAAGCAGAACAGCAATATGGGTTGGCACAGCAGTATGCTCAAGGAGAACTTCAGGGACAGGAGCAGGAGATCCAGTCCAAGACCCTGAAGAATATGTTTGATACCCAACAGAATCCCCAATTAATAGAACAACGGCGACTAGAAAATATTGGATTAGGAAACAAAAATACTACCGAAGGTGTTGCTGCTAGACGGGCCGCTGCTAATGAGGGTATGCAGTTAACAGAAGATCAGCATAAGTTCGCATTAAATGCTCAAGAACATGAGATTAAATCTGCTGAACTCTGGGCTGAAGGTGAGATGCGTAGTGGTAATCCACAACGAATGACTGAGGCAAAGAAGATTCTAGATTTTACAGCATCAGCTAGGACAGCTAGAGCTAAAGCCGAGGCTGATATGCTTGTAGAACAGGAACGTTCACGCTCCCATCTCAAGGGTATTGGTATGCAAACTGAAACGCAAAGACAGATCAATAAAGATAATATCGATGCTGGTAAGTTTGCTAAGAAGGATCATGTTACTAATGGTATCTCTGGTATCCAAGCAGCAGTTGCTGCTGGTAAGATGACTGCTGAGAAAGCTGCTGTGGCTTTCCACGGTGCTGCGATGTTTGAAGCTGATCCAGACCTCAAGCAACAGTATGAGACTCTTGCTCAACAGTATGAACAGTTGACTATGAACATACCCCGTGCTGGTTCGGCTGGTAAACTGGATATTGGTGCTGTGACAGGACAACCAACAACAACAGTACCACCTGCATTGGGAACCCCTAAACCAGCAGCACAAGCTGGTCATGCCTTGGCTGACCTTAAAGCCGCTTACCCCGGCAAATCCGAAGCTGAACTTAAAGCAGCTTATAAACGTAAATTTGGAGTTGACCCACGATGAATGATCCACTAGGCCTATTTGGAGAAGAAGAACAGACGAATGCTGATCCTTTAGGTCTATTTGGATCTGAAGATACCCCACAAGAAAAAGGTTTCTTTGCCCAACAAGGTGAGAACATGCTTGGCTTGGGCGCAGCCCTTGGAGACATGG